GGCAACCGCCCCCACGCTGTCTGTTTTAACTCCGACAGGAAAGAGTTTATGTCCTATACCAACAGAACCAGTCGAGACTCGAGGGTCTTCGCGAAGTCTGGGCACTACTCGTATAATGCGAGTCCTACCACAGAATCTACGCTTAGAAACTACGATGTTACTCGTTCTGGTTCCAAGGTTGAGGATTATAAGCAGAAGATCCGTCAGGGTGTTCAAGCCGGTTCGGCCTTCACACTTGACGGTACTTATCTTGTCACCAAAAAGTCTGGCTCCATAAGAGCTGGACTTCAGGAAACGGTTTATCCGTGGAGATCGCCATTCCAGGTCTCGAGTGGGTTTGCCTTCGTTCCCGAAGGTACCCCAACTCACTTGGGCTCTAGTTTTGCGAAAGCAGACGCTCAAGCTCTTACCAAAATCTATAATAAGATTCGGCAGGAGCAAGAGCAGATGAACTCTCTCGCATTTTTGGGTGAGTTCAAGGAGACGATGCACATGCTTAAGCGGCCGTTCGCCACGTTTCGCGACGAGCTCCTAAAGTATTACGATCGCCTCAAAAAGGCGAAAGTACCTACTTTTGAAAGGACTCGTATCGGACATGGTGATCGACTTGCGAAAGTTATGGCATCATCTTACCTCGAGTTTGTTTTCGGCGTCAGACCTGTCCTTTCGGACACGGCAAAGATTGCTGAGACCATAGCTCGGTGGGAACTGGAGAAGGACTTGTCGTCCCTCCATCGCTCTCGCGTGTCCGCAAGGGCTCGCGAGACCCTGACAGCTACGCCCATCGTATCTACTGACAGCTTTTCACCGACTTGGATTAGTGGGGATACCCTCACTGTCAAGTCGACTGATCTAGATGTTCAGTATATCGTTGGGCTAAGCCAAAGCAGGATGGCCGCCTTCGGGTCGGCACAACGGCTACGTGAACTCTCGGGCTTTACGCTCGAGAACTTCGTTCCAGCAGCCTACGAAGTGCTTCCTTACTCTTGGTTGCTCGATTACTTCACGAATATCGGCGACATCATCAACGCCGGCTTTACTAATACTTCTTCTATCGCATGGATCATCAAGACAACTGTCCAGAGAACCCATGTGACGAAGAGGTGGCAGTTTGTGCCGAAACGTTTGTATGATAACGCCGCTTCGAGTAAGTATCGAGTCGCCAGTTTGGAAGTTAACGGCTATGATTCCACTGATGGGTATTACCCCGGTGGTCTTCAGGTCGTCCGTCGGGTCACGTTGACACGCACATTGCCGTCCTCGCTGAACATCCCTAGCCTTGTTTTCGAAACTCCTTTCGAAAATGTTGGCAAGATGCTCAACGTGTTGGCGCTTGGCGTACAGCGTGATCCAGGGTTCTTCCGACAGCTTACGGCGCTCGCGCGTCGATTTTAGCTATGGCCGAACTCATACTCGTACTCATCGTACTTTTCTTTAGGAGCCCATGTATGGCTTTTGCACCTACTTCCCCTATTACGGGGGCAACCCAGTCAGGATTGACTACGCCTACTTACACGATTGCTCAGGATTCGAACCCTGACAACAACGGCAAGCAGTACTATGTCTCCGCGCTGGGTGGCACACAGTCGGGCGTTACCGCCCACAGTGTTGCCTCGCCCTTCACCCTGTCCTGCTTCAGGCCCAAGGTCCTCAAGACCCTTCAGCCTGTCAACCCGGTGACTGGCGTTCTCCGCTCCGTTCCGATGAACACCTATAAGGTGATCACTCGGAAGGGTGTGGTACCTCTCTCGGGTCAAGCCTCGAAGACCGCAGTTATCACGTCGGAACTCAACATTCCGGCGGGTAGCGATCTGGCTGACCCGCTTAGCTTGCGAGCCGCTTTGTCGGCGCATATTGGTCTGCTTTCGCAAATCAGTTCTGCGCTCGGCGATACGGTCACCACTGGCACGATCTAACGATCGTACGTGATGAACGTCTGGGTTAACAAGCTTCGCGAGGTAACACGATGCGTGATTACGCGAGTCTTTACCAAGCACTCCGGAGTGATCTGGATGGTGAGCTTCTCGCTCCTGATTTGGGGTGTCTTAGTGACACTTCTGTTAGACGAGCTGCTCAGCATTGCCTGGGCGCTAGTTTCTATAAGAAACTAGCTCCGAAAGGAAACCAGGAAAAGGCTGACCTCGCGGCATTGGAGAAATTCAAAGCCGTGAATGATTCCCTTCCCGAGTCTACTTTCGATTTTAACCCGAGCAACGAAGTCGAGAGTTGTTTCTGGGATTATCTTCGTGATAATTTTAGAACAGCAATCGACCAAGTTCAGAACACTGTCCCGTTCGACTTGGATTTTATCCGGGAACACATGGCAATCGGTCCTGGGTCGGCTCAAAAAGCCGACTCTAGGAGCATGCTCACAAAGCTTTTCAAGAGCCGTATGAGCTATGCTAATGAGAGCCTGATACCCTACTACAGGGCAGCCCTCTCTGAAACCGGCCTTTGGGCCGAGGCAGAAATGCTTCGGTTCCATCGGTACGGTTTCGAGAAGGTTTTAGGAGGAAGAATCTTCTTTGCCCCTAAAAACGCCGAGATATCGCGAACTTGCTGTACGGAAGCCAATCTGGAAATGCTAATCCAGAAGGCTATCGGCGCGTATTATGAGTTAATCCTAGAGACTGTGTTCAAGATTTCTCTTGATACCCAGCCTCAGATTAACCGTAGACTCGCCGGCATAGGCTCGATTGATGGATCTTTTGGAACCATCGACCTTGCTTCTGCTTCCGACAGCTTTGGTATCCATCTATTCCGGAAAGTTCAGCCAAACAACAGCTTTTTGAGCTGGATGGTTGAGCAATCTAGGAGTAGCTTTCTCGTTCTACCCGACGGGGAGGTGATGGAGCCAAGAATGGTGTCAACAATGGGAAACGGTTTCACCTTTCCTTTGATGACGCTGCTCTTCGCGTGTGTCGTTAAGTCCGTCTATCAACTGAAGGAAATTCACCTTCACGGCCCAGAAGGACCCAACTTCTCAGTATTTGGAGACGATATAATCGTTCGCCGAGAGGCTTACGATTTTACGATCTCTATGCTTGGGAAGCTAGGGTTCCAGGTGAACGTTTTAAAATCGTTCAATAGCGGACCTTTCCGAGAATCTTGTGGCCATGATTACTTCAAGGGCTTTAACGTCCGTGGAGTATACATCAAAAGCCTAGAGACCTCGGCGGATGTGTTCTCAGCCTTCAATCGCCTCGCAAGGTGGTCGGCAAGGCATAGTATCCCTCTAGACCGAACTTTGCGGCTTCTCAAGTCGTGGTGCCCAACCATTTGGGTACCTTGGACTGAAGCCGACATAGCCGGTTTGAAAGGACCTATGCCGCCGAACGTGAAGGTCAAGGAGGGAATCGTCTATTACAGATGCTTCTCCCCGAAACCTAAGCGATACCTTGTAGACGAGTTGCACGATGGCGGCATTCCTGCTGTCATTTGCGCGCTGGCTGGTCACATCAAGGGCCTCGATAACTCTATAACGGACCGCGATTTGGATGACGAAGGGCAGGTAAAACCTGTCATTCGTGCACCCGAACGCTTCACTTCGATAAGAGGTGACCGTGGAGTTACGAGATACAAAGTCGTCCAAAGAGCAATCCCGTGGTGGGACTATTTTCCTAATACTTTGATGGAGAATAGTTTACCACCGTGGGAAGGCGGATGCCAAGGGAGAGATCCCTTGAGCCGGGACGCGTGGGAACGCGTCCTGGCGGGCTTAGACCTTTGATTTAAGGTCAGG